ACGTTCACACCCGCCGTCGGCAGCGAACCGAACGACGTGGAAGGAAGGAAGTACTCGCGGAAGTTACTTCCGCTGTAGGACTGTCCGCCGATCAAATTGATCGGACGCAAGCCATACGGGGTTGCGACTGATGCCATATCAGGCTCCTAAGTTCAAGGTAAAAACCCTTGACGTCACTTCGAGCCAACTCCGAACTTCACTTCCGATCGCTTGTCAGCGAACAGAGGCATGCGAGGATCGTTGTTGCGCATGAAGCTGTTGTCAACGGACTCCATTTGGCCGGCTGCCTGCTTTGCGTAGTACGCGTCGCGCGCACGCATGCGCCCTTCGGGACAAGCACAGAGCATCAGACCGCCCAGTTCCACATTCCCGTTACGGCCCACATAGGCAGCCATCTCGGGGTAATCTGCTGCTTTCACCGGTTCCCACCCTTCACGCATGCGTGTGGAGGTACCAGTGGGTTCCAACGTCCCGAGAACATGTGTCATCACCCATCGGTGAGCTATTCCCTCGCGGGGTAGCGGTTCTGGCAATGTGCTGGGGGGTCGGTACTCGTCGAACTGTTCGACCTCACGGGTCTGGTTTTCACGAGTTTGAATTTCACGGGGTGCGTTAGCCATTTTTTTGCTCCAGAAGTTTCACTTGAGCCGCGTACTGCTGCGGTGTCAGACCCATGCGCTTTGCCACTGAGACTTGGCTGGCACTGAGGGTGACGCGGACAGGGGCAGTGCCACGGGTTGCTCCAGCCACGACGGTTGCGGGCGGGGAGTTCTGTTGGCGAGTGCCACCGAGCTGCTCGGGAAACACTTGGCGCAGGCGCGCATCCAACCTGTTGTAGTAGTCATCAGACTCGGGATCAACCCCGGACTGAATCAACTTTTTGTGAACGCCGAACGCGAAGCTAGACATCTCGTCATCCGTCCCGAACCACTGGTTCCGGGATTGCCACTCGACTGCTCGCTGGCTGGGACGCGGTGCTGCTTGCGTTGGTTGCGGTATGTATACATCGGGATCAACCTGTTGTAAAGGGGTCGGACGGAAAGAATGTGCATTATTCAATTCCATCTGCGCTGAGTTGAGCCGCATCGAAGCGTCGGCCACCTTTTCAGCGTCCCCGGACTCGTAGGCTTCCTTCACCAGACGGCGGGCCGCCTCGATCTTGGTTTGCGCGGCGTCCTTGATGGTGGCCCCGAAAACTTGCTCACCGTTGTTGATGTAGCCCTTGAGCCGGTTGTTCTCGTCCATGATGGCCCGGGACAACTTGAGCGCTTCGTCGCGCTCGCGCCCTGCCTGCTCAGCCACGCGGCGCTCGTCATGCGAGACCCGCTTGAGCTCCTTCAGCTTGGTTCGGACCTTGGCGCTGTACTCTTCGGCTTCGTCATCAGGCAGCACTTCATCGGCTGTCTTGCCAAGCGGGACGCGGCCGCGGTCGTGTTCAGGCGTGTCATCAACGACGTCCACCTCAACGCCTTCCCCATCGGGGAATGTGTATCCATCACTGTTCTCTGCCATGTCAGCTCCTTAAGCTCGTGTGAGGCCGCGCGGGTCCTCGACCGTGCATTCCACTTGGTCGTCGTAGATCACGCGAAACTCTTTACCAAACACACGCATGCGGGTCCCCGCATACGCTCGAGTGACTACAAAGTCACCTTCTTTACACCATGCTCCGCTAGGGAACTTCGTAGTGTCCTTGTACGCATCCGGGCCGATTTCAAGCACGAATAGTGTCACCGTGGTCAATTCTTCCGTGCGGCGTTGCGAATCGGGCTTGACAAGCCCAGTGCCATCGAAGGTGTCCTTGACGTCCGGGACTGCGCACAGCAACTTCGGTCCTACGGGTTTTGGCAGCGCCGATGGCGTGGTGGTCGTACTTGTCGCCACCTCTGTCACGAATTCATCCATGGTGATGTTGTTCCTCGATGTTGGCGGCCAGATCAAGAAGATGCCGTTCAGCGACCGCCAGCCCCTGAATGACACCGCACATGCGCTTGTACTCCTCAAAAGTCGTGATGTTGCCCGTGGCAATGGCGTCGCAGTACTCGTTCATCTCCACACGCAGCTTGTTGCGCAGCGCCAAGAAGTCGGCGGTGAGCAGGATTGCATCATTGTTTTTGCTGGCCATTTGCCGCTCCTTGTTGTGCCTTGGCTGCCATCTGCTGTTGAGCAATCTGGCCCTTCTGTTGCATGCCGGCAGCGTTGTTCATGTGCTGCCCGAGCATGTTCATTGCCTGCAACGCTTGGTCTTGCCCTGCTTGGTCTTGGCCAGCCTGTGCCTGCTGCTGGGCGAGGGCGTGCTGGTCCTCGTGCACGCCTTGCTGCTGGGCGAGTGTCATGGCGGACTGGATCATGCTCATGACCTCCTGCCGCTTGGCAGCCTCGTCTTGCAGCCCCGCGCCGTTCTTGGCCACGTGCTCGCGTGACAGGATGTCCCACGCCTTGAGCATCGCCGTCATGACGTTGTTCTCGCGGGTGATCTCGTTCTTCTCCGCGTCGTTCTGGGCCTGCTGTTGCTGCAACTGCACAAGCGGGTCTTGTGCTGCTTGTTGTGCAGCAGCCTGTGCAGCCTCGTGCTGGTTCTGTCCCAGCACCTGCTGCGCGGCTTGGGCGATCTGGGCCGACATCTGGGCTTCTTGCTGGGGAGGCAGGGGGGACCCGGGCGGTGGAAGCTTGCCGCCACCCATGGCTTGGTCGACTTGCGCGCGGTAGGCGAAGCCGATGTGCTCGGCAATGTGCGCGTTCATCGCGGCTTGGAGCGCCTGCGCCTGCGGGTTCTGGCCCACGAGCTGCATAATCTTGGGGTCCTGCATGGCGGCCAAGTGAATCTGGATGTGTGATTTGTGGTCTTGCTCGAGGAACGCCTTGACTGGTTTGGCGTTGAGCAGGTTCATGTTCTCGCTCACGGCGTCCATAGGCTGGGGTTGCTGCTGGTCGGGCACCACCTGCTCGGGGTTGGGCAGGCCGATCGTTGTCACCAGCCCGCGGTGCAGCACTTGGGCGTTGTAGACGGTGGGGGCTTGTGAGCTGGCTTGCAGCGCTGCCTGATACTGCATCAGGCGCTGGCTCATGGTGGAAGCGTTGGGGTCGCTGACCGGGTAGACCTCGACCATGGCGTAGTCGGCCTTCTTGGCCGCGCGCTGGGCCTGCATGCCTGTGGGGTCGTAGTCGTACTCGGGCGGCAGGTAGTCGCGGATGATGTCGCGCAGCATGCGCAGCTCCTGCTTCATGCTGAAGTGCACCCGGGCTTGAACCGCACTGAGTGTCTTCAGCATGCGCTCGATCAACGCGAGCGTGGTGCCCACAGGGGCCTGTGCACTCATGTCGCTGATCTTGAGGTCGGCCGTGCTGGCAAACTGGCGGCCCTCGTCGATGATGTTCTGCAGCAGCTGCAGCAGTGTGGGGCTGGGCTCCTTGTACGGCAGGGGCATGATGTTGTCGCGGATGGTGCCCATGGACACGTCCACGTCGCGGAACTCACCCGGGCCGATCGGTGTGTCGTCGCCCTTGATGCGCAGGCCCTTGGTCTTGAGTCCACCGGGCAGATTGGCCAGTGTCCCCGCATCCACGAGCTGGCGCAGGATCGATGTTGCACTGCGGGCAAAGCCGCCCACCAGATGCACGAGCCCGAAGCCGTAGGAGCCAAAGCCCGGGATGTAGTTGTACTGGCTGAAGTACTGGCGACGCCCCTTGCGTTGGTCCGTCTCGAGCCAGTTGCGGTAGATCGACAGCACGATGTTGGAGTCGCGGTCGAGCGTCACGAGGTAGGGCAGCGGCACGCCCGTTTCCTTGCCGTCAGGCCCCATATCCTCGAGCCCGGGGATGTCGAGGTAGCACTGGGTTTCGTAGAACGCATAGCGCTTGTCGTACAGCGAGTCGAAGCCGGTCTTGTCGTCCTTGGCCTGCTGCAGCTCGTCGTGGATGGGCTGGGGTTCTGGCAGGTGCACGTCGCGGTAAAAGCCGCTGGCTTTGAGCTTCAGGTAGTCGGTCTTGGTGCGGCGCATGCGGTGCGTGACGCGCTCGGCTTCAAAGACTGTGGTGGTGCCGTAGGGGAGAATGACGTCCTCGGCCGGGCAGAATATGGCCACTTGCCGGCCCTTGCTCGGGTCGTAGTACACCTTCTTGAACGCGCTGCCGCTGATGGGCAGGCTCCACAACATGCGCTCATGCTCGTCGCGGTACTCGGGCAT